GTGGTCGGCTTATCTCAAACAGCCGATCGCAGCCGAGCAGGTTGCCGTGATGATGGTGCTGGTCAAGGTCAGCCGCATGACCTGCGGCGCGTTGAACCTGGACGACTACGACGACCTGCTAGGATACGGCGCGTTGGCGGCGGCGCTGGTATATGGCGAAGAAGCCGCCGAAGGATAAGCCGCAGATCCCTCGCGATCCTTGCGAGCATTGCGGCAAACCGGTCGGCATGTACGACTGGGTCGTGAACGGAAACGGCCAGCTATTGCATTACCCCGAATGCTTTACGGCCGTATGGAAGGGGGCGGAAACGCCCCCTTCCGATTAGCCCCACAGCTTTGCACCAAACTTCGCGGCGTCGTCCTCGTCGCGCTCCTCGTCGTCCACCCAGTGGCCGTACAGCTCGCGCGTCGTGCTGATCGACTTGTGGCCCATCAGGGTCGTGATCCGGTGGAAGTCGGCACCGAACAGCTCCAGACATATGCTGGCAAAGAAATGCCGCAGGTCGTGCCAGCGCAGCTCGTCAATGCCAGCCGCTTCGCAGGCCGGGTGCAGCACCCGCTTCCGCAGGTTGTCGCTCGTCACATGGAACGTATGCGCGCGCGTCGGGAACACCAGGTCGGTGACCGGCGAGCGCAGCTTCCACTCGCGCAGCTCGGCAATGAGCTGCGGAGTCAGGAACACCGTGCGGTAGCCGGCGTCGGTCTTCGGCACCTCGGTGATCTCATACACGCCCTTCGCGACCTCACGCACCGCCTTGGTGACGGTGACGCGCTGCTTCTCGAAGTCGATGTCGGACCACACCAGCGCCACCAGCTCGCCGAACCGCAGCCCGGTCTGCGCGGCAAACGACAGCGCGAGGGCATCGCACCAGTCGTCGGCGTTGATCGCCTCTTTAATCACGCGGCGGATCTCCTCGATCGAGAACCGGGTCAGCTTCTTCTTGGCCGCGCCCTTCTTATATCGCACCTCCTCCAGCTTAACTTGGCGCGCCGGGTTGACGTGGCTGCACCAGCCCTGCTTGTGAGCAAGATCGAAGAGCTGCTTGAGCGCGTCCAGCTTCTCCTTCACGGTCTTGGCAGAGCGGTTGATCTGGGGAATCAGGCGGTCCTCAATGTCGGCCGTTGAAACGTCCACGCATTTGACGTCGCCGAAGCGTCCGCCGTCGCTCTGCAGCTCGGCCCAGTCGGACACGTTGCGCTTGATGTTGCCGCCAGACTTGAACGTGATCTTGCCCTGCTCGACGCGCAAGTCAGTCTTGGCGTGCAGCAGCGCAATGGCAGCATCGATCGTGCCGGCCGCGGCGTTGGTGACGACGCCGCCGGTAGACTGGGCAGCGTTGCACAAAGCAGCGAAGGCGTCGGCCTCTTCGCGCGTCACGAACTTGCGCGTCTCGCCCTTCCCGTTGTTCAGCTTCTTGACGCCCTTGACGTCGGTCTTCACAACCCAGCGATCAATGGACTTCCAGTATTTTGGGGTGATCTGCATGTCTCTCTCCTTGTGGCTAAGGTTGTTTACTGATCGGCGTCCATCGCGGCCCGAAACAGTGCAGCGTCGTACCGCTGCCCGGCGTCCTGACAATATTCTTCAAATGTCGGGAACTCATAACCACAGGCCCGTGCTTCGCCGCGTTCAAACTGAAAATCTTCATGGAGAGCCTTGAGTTCGGCAATCTCATTTGCGCGGTTTATGCGCTGCTGAAGTGCTATCGATGCGGGGACGTTAAGTGAAGGCATGTCTCTCTCCTGTTATGTAAGTGCCGTTTTCAGCACCATATATAATAACTGAAAGTGATCATTACAAGTGTGACCGTCAGGTTCTGCCTGCCGTTTCCGAAACCTGTCCGCTACGCTACGCGCTACGCACAAAAAAAAAGACGCCCCGAAGGGCGTCTAACCTATTGATTTCATTGGTTGCGGGGGCAGGATTTGAACCTGCGACCTTCAGGTTATGAGCCTGTAAATCACTTGCCGAAGCATGATGAAATATATCGGCGCAGTCGCTGAAACCCACGGATTCTCTCAGTCATAGATACATTTGGTGCTGTTCCCTACAGTGCCATGATTGGCGGTTCAGAGCAATCGTCCGCTACGATTTCGCTACGCATTTCGCTACGCTGCGTAGCGGCTACGCTTCCAGGTGAGAAACTCGGCGCCTTCCTTGAGATCACCGAACGGCTTGACCCGGACGTTGGGTGCCGCAGTCGGATCAATGACGAACATGATCGAGCTGCCGTAGTTCTCCTCTGTGAACCCGTGCCGATGACCGAACTCGTCGTGCCATTTATAGCCGCGGCACCGGGCCATGTTTACGACCTTGCCGGACGAGTCCTCTTCTTGCGCCAGCGCCCAGGTGTGATGGTGACCGGCGACGAATATGTCCGCGTCCTCGCCCCACAGGGACGCACGCTTCTGACCGTGCAGCGGGTTATAGATCGACGTGCCTTTGTGGTTATGGCTGGCGTCCACCCGCACCGTCGCGCTCGGGAACACCAGCTTGAACTGTGCTTGCCAGTCGAGCATCGGCACCTGACGGACGTTGATTGCTTTTAGATAGGTCGAAAACTCGCTGTGCATGGTGTCGTGATTTCCATGCAGCCAGACCAGCCACGGGATCTCGGCCTCTTCAAGAAACCAGCGCGCCAGCTTCCGCTCGGTGGTGCGGCTGATGTCCTCTTCTGCATAGAGCTGAATCAGGCGACCGCCCCAGTTGTTCGTCGTATCGCCGATGTTCACGCATCCGATGCCTGGCGTGTTCGCCATGATGTCCACGTCGCGGCGCAGCAGCGGAATGTTGCAGTGTGTGCCGAGATGCGGGTCGCCTACTACGACCAAGCCGAACGGATCGTCCGATTTAATCGTGATGTCAAACCATTTCTTAGCCGCCTGGTGCACCTGCTTCTTTTCCCACCGCCTGGACAGGTGATCGAGGATTTCGTCGGGGCTGATGTCTTCGTCCGGGAACTCAGGCAGCGTGACGTCTTCGTTTGCTTTTGATCTGTCGTGCTCTGGAAAGCGTTGGCGCGCCGTCCTGGCGCGCCCCTCGAACGTCGAGCGGTTAATGCCGAGCGCGCGCGCTGCCGGGTTAATCCCGCCGTGTTCTTGGATTGCGGCTAAGGTTTGCAGGCAAATCTCATCTGAGAGTCTTGTGGCTGGCATTAGCCGCGCATCTTTTCGGCAAGACGATTGGCACGCTCTGGCACCTGCTCGGCAAAGCGACTGTCGAGCAGTTCGATCGCGGCTGTCTCATAGTCCTGCTTGGCAAGCGCGGTCAGCATCCGGTTGAAATTAGACAGCCGGGGCCAACCGAGCTGGAAGCATAGCTGCACCACGACCGACTGCCGGCCCGGGTCGAGGTCGTCAAACCACGCCCACCGTTGGCACTCACCGATCGTGCGTTGAATGTCGTTGCGAAGCAGGTACTCGGCTTCGTCTTCCGAGATACCGATGCCGCCGTCTGCGTCGATATTTCGGCCGTAGCCCACGGTGTGCGCGCCGGCGGTGCAGATGTAGCAGTGGGCGCGGTAGCCCTCCTCGACTTTGAGGGACGCGGCGATTTCATCAATCGGATACATTCTCATCAAGGCTTCCGTAAGTTGTTAGCGACTTTCTCGGCACTTCTGCCCACCGTGTAGCCGCCGACGCCTACCGTCAGCAGCGTCCACAGCTCTCCAGGTAAATCTATTTGCAGTGGGATCTGGTCGCCGGTCGCGAGCGTAACGCCCAGCTCGATCAGCGGCGCCAGCAAAAAGTTCCAAGCGACGATTGCCGTGATGACCAGCATCAGGATTGGTCGCCAGCTCGACGCGATCCAGCTTTCGCTTTTCGCTTCGGCAAGGATGATATCAGCGGCAGCTTTCTCTACGTTGGCGCTGTTCATCATGAGCTGCATCTGCAGCTCGCGTTCTATCTCCGCGGCCTTGTCCTTATCTTCCGGCAGGACGCGCTTGACCACGTCGCCGAGTATCGGCCCCAGTACGGGGATCAATGCACCAATCATGTGGCCTTCCTCTCATTTGAAACAGGCGGGTGCGCCCCGTTGTGCATCCTGTTCATCCGCGCCGCTTCGGCTTTCAGATACGATATGTCGGCAAGCATCCCAGCGGTTTCGCGCGCCGCCTTTTCGCGCTCTGACGGCGACAGCATCCCAGCCAAGACAGATACTTTCTGGTCGGTAAGCTCGGCCTGATCGATGCGGCCATCCATGACGCGCAGCCGTTTTTCAATATCAATCAGCGTGTCCATGATGGCCTTCACCTGGTAGCGTACGACCGCGAACGCGCCAGCCAGCGAGGCGAGCGTCGAGCCAAGGCTGATCAAGAGCTTGTAGTCGTCCATCGTCAGCGCCTTTTGCGTATCCACTCGTAGATGCGGATGCCGCTCCAGATGATCGACATCAGCGCGGCCAGCGCCGGTAGCCATTCGATAAATGCGGCCCAGGCGATAAGCAGGCTGGAAATATCGACAGTCGTTTTCATGTGGTCAGTCATCGTCGCGCTTCCTGCTTTGCGTTGACGACGAACTCCCAATGGTCGCCGAGCCATACGATGCAGGCCATGCCGTCCATCTTCGGGGGGCTAAAGGTCAGCATCCAAGCGCCGGACGAGGTGACCGACAACTTGACCAGACCTTCCTGCGTCGTGCCGTAGCCTCGCAGGTTCTCCGTCGGCTCTAGCGTTTCCGCAACTTCTTTTGGAAAGCACGGCAGCTCGTGAGCGCCGGCGCGAGGCACAAAAAAAGCCGTCAAGATGACGGCTGTGTAGAACGCGATCCAGGAGTACCTCATCGGGCGGTCGCTGTTTTGAACGGCGATTCAGCAAATGCCATATACAGATAATCACCAGACGCATTCATCGCTGTGTTTGTGGTCCTTAGCTTAAATCCATTTGATAAAAAGGATGCTCTACGACTGCCCGTCGGATTATCTTCTTCGCCAGCACTATCATTTGCGTTGATTTTATTATTCATGTCATTACCGGCTGTTGGATTAGTTCCGCCTGATCCAGCGTCAGAGCCGAAGTTTCCACTACCCCGCGCTGTGTCAAGGATCGACCAGCCCTCTGCGGCATCGTAGCGGCGGAACAGAACCCATCGGGGCTTAAAGCCTGTGTAGACAAAAGGACCGTCGGTTGACCCATTACCCGTGTAGCTACCGAATTTCGAAAATCCCTCAACCTCCGCGAAACAGTAACAGAGCATCGATTTACTTGACCCGTTGGTTCTCCCACCAATGCCAACACTAAACACAGAAGATGTTGGCGCAGTATTATTAAAAAATGTACTGGCTGTAGTTGGTGCGTCAGTGTTGTTGATTGCCAGACCCTTAGTTGCGCCCAGCGCATCGTGGTAAACAACCCAGCTATCTGTATCAGTACGGTTTTTAATCAGCAGCATTTTTGGGGCCGTGTTTAATGAGTGACCAACAGTGGCGTTTGCTCCTGTGCCTGTGTAAGTAACTATCGAAACTCCCGCTGTAGCATTGGCTGATACCGTACTGGTGATGCTTCCATCAGTGTTGCTGCTGGTTGTCCCGCCATTTGTATGCCACTGCCACGCAACATAGGTGCGGCCAGAGCCGTTGAAGTTGACATCCGTAGTGTCAAGGTCAAAACCGTCAGCTTCAAAAGTAAGCTGTGCGGTTCCGTCCGTATCCTCCGCATCGGCGGCATTACTTTTTACCCGCTGCGTGGTGCCGCGAACGCTGTCAAAAAACACCTTGTTGTCGCCGTTTGAGCGGGGAGCCAACCAGAGAATATCCGGCTTGAAGTCGCCAGCACTCGCGTCGTTTGTAATAGCGAGGCCGCTGCTGCCGGTGCCGGTGTATAGCTGCGGGTGGAAGTACTCTGAGCCATCGGCAATGGCTGGGTCGGGTAGGTTGGCGGTGTTGAGTGCTTTGAAACCTTCTGGCAGGTCGCTAGACGTATAAAATGCAGACTGCCCGAAGTTCATTTCAATCACGCCGCTCGTGTCCATCCACACCGTGGGAGCGTAATCTCCAGCCGGGAGGCTAGTGTGAACTGCGTTGGTAGTCGTGCCAGCCTCAATCTCTGCTTTCGTCGCACCGTTGTCGTAAACAAGCGCGTCGCTTGAACTTACGTCGACATGCGCGAACCACATCGCGTTATTGTCTAGGTCTAAAAAGCAGTAACGGTAATCGCCCGACGCCAGACCTGTTCCCGTCGCCGTGTAGGTGGTGTTCACGAATTTTCTGCCATCGGCGAACATTCCAAAGCCGCGATGAGAACTGCCAGAAATTCGCTGACCGTTTTGTGCGAAACCGATGCCTTCGCCAAAAACCGTTGTGTGCTTACACTCGATCACCCATTTGCCGCTGCTAACGTAGAAGGTGCCGTGCGCCGAGCAGTAAGAAGATGTTGAGGGTGTGCAGCGTAGATTGCCATCTGCGAGATTGAGGGTGCTTCCATACTGATCTATTGGCGACATGACGCAGGCGTTCGTGGTCGGTGTGTCCCCAGTGATCTGATCCGCCGCAGTCAAGCCACTGCTGGTGAAGTCGTTGCCATTGCCGCTACTGTCGTCACCCAGCGCAGAACTGTCTTGCCCCTTCAGGTAGAAGCCGTTGGTTCCATAAGAGCCTGCGTACTTCACCGGCACCCACTGCCCGGTGTCAGCGTTGGTTTCGCCGAAATCAGTAACTGCTTTTGCAGTACCGGGAACAAAGTTCATTTCGGCTAGGTAACCACCAAAAAAGTTAGCGGGACTTGACCCATAGTCACCAGCAATTCTGTGCCTAACATTTGAACCTAGCATTCCATTAGACGAACCAGGTGCGTTTGATGTACTAAAGTCAGTTACTTCTGACCCGTTAATATACAACTTAAAAGTAGTCGAAGAGCGATAGACATAGATGTGCATCCACGCTCCCGGATCACGAAACAACTGACTAGTAATGTAGTTTGCATCAACGCTGCTCGACAGGATTAGTTTGTATTCAAGCGTGTCACTGTTAGTAAATCTCAGGTATTCAAGATTTGCTGATGTAGTCCCAGCTTGAAAAACAAATTGTTCGTCCGCTAGTAATGATCGTTTGACCCATGCACTGAATGACCAAGCTGTTAGTGTGCTTTCAGAACTACTATAGGTTTTTTCGAGATAAGCAGAGTCACCAGCATTAAACCGGATCGACTGATCGATGGTGTAATCCAACGCACCGCCGAAATGCGCTATCGGAAAAGTAAACATCGCTGCCTCTAGCTAAAGTTAAGCTGCGCCACACCGAACATCGACGTGCCGTCCGATACGAACGTCAGTATGTCCACCGCAGACGCAGCCGTGCTGAGTGTCGGCTC